AGCCGGTGCAGTTCCAGCCGCACCAACCCTTGCACAATATAAAACTGCCGTCTGCATTAAGACTGGTACAGATGCTTGGTATGTGGTAGGCGGAATTGCTTAATACAGTATTAGGCAGTTTTTCTAGCGGGGTAGCGGCTTCTACCAGTTCATACGAATCTATTGCTACTGTAAGTCCTACGAGTGGACAAACAGTAACTTTTAGTTCAATCCCTAGTACTTACAAACATTTACAAATTAGGGCGTCTTCTATACACGCTACTGGCGGTGGCGTTGGTTATATTAGATTTAATGGCGTGAGTGGAACAAGTTATGTATCACACGCTTTAGTAGGTACGGGATCTGTCGCCGCCGCTTATGTAGGAAGTGGCCCATCAGGCAATAACATAAGTTTTTTAGGTTACAACGGCAATGTGGCAACTTATCCAAATACTTTGATTATGGATATTCAAGATTACGCAAGCACAACAAAAAACAAAACAGTTAGAACTTTTTGGGGTGCTGATATGAACGCCGTAGGTGGAAGCGTTGAACTTACTTCAGGAGTTTTTATGGATACTACTGCTATATCTTCTATGACGTTTACCTATGGTTACGCTTTTACAACAGGTTCAACCTTCGCCCTTTACGGAATCAAAGGATAATATGGCAACCACATACGAGAAAATTGCTTCAACTACTTTGGGTAGTGCGGCAAATAATATAACATTTACTTCAATAGGTTCAGGTTATACTGATTTGAGATTAGTGTTTGTTGGACAAACTCAAACATCTGCACAAACTGTTTTTTTACAATACAATGCAGACACGGGATTTAATTACAGCAATACAGTAATTTCAGGAAATGGCTCTACTGCCGCTTCTTACAGAAATACTGGAAATAATAATATTGAAGGTGCAACTAGAGCGCCTGTTCCAATATCGCCTAACTGGGGTCTTTACACTTTTGATATATTTTCTTATGCAGGTTCAACATATAAAACCTGTTTAATTACTGCTAATGGTGATGCCAATGGTAGTGGTGGCGTTGATTACAATGTTGGTTTATGGCAATCAACTTCTGCAATTACTTCAGTAAAAATCTTCAATACAAATAACTGGGCTATCGGAACAACCGCCACCCTCTACGGAATACTAAAGGCATAAAATGGCAACCTATAATTTAATCAGTTCAAATGTTTTATCATCAAGTGCTGCATCTGTTACCTTCTCATCAATACCTGCTACCTATACGGATTTGGTGTTGAGGTGGTCTGCAAGGCAAGATTATGATTCTGTAACTAATGGCGGAAACATTACTTTTAACAATAACACAAGCAGTATTTATAGTAATGTGCGTATTCAAGGAGATGGTTCTACTACAAGTTCTAACTTAACTTCCAATAGTACAGAGAGCACTACTTTTACTCCAGGTGCAAGCCCTGGTGCAACTGCAAATACTTTTGGTTCTTGTGAATTGTACATACCAAATTACACAGTAAGTGCTAACAAACCAATGTCGCATTTTTTAGTTTCTGAATCAAATGCCGCAACAGGCCCTTTAATTCAATCTAGGGCTATTCTATTTCGTTCAACATCTGCTATAAGTTCAATTGAATTGTATGCAGGTTTTAATTATGTATCAGGCTCATCATTTTATCTATACGGAATATCCAACGCTTAACAAAGGAGAACAAATGTCGGACACACCAACAAAGGTAATAGTAGATTGCAGTACAGGCATCACCGAGGTAGTGCCCTTAACTGCTGAGGAAATTGCAGATTTAGAAACTGCACGCGTAGCCGCTGAAGGTCAACGCAAAGCCGAAGCAAGAGAAGCGGCAGCAAAAGAATCAAAGCGCGAAGAAATTTTAGAGCGACTTGGTTTAACTGCTGAGGAAGCCGCAATACTTTTAGGCTAATGAAACCTTGGCTATCTAAGGCTGCTAAACAATTCCGTGAACAAGTAGATGACGCCTACCCTAATCGCAGCAGGAAAAGTGATGGGTGGATTGGCGATCTGCGTCATTCAAAGCGAGTCAGTCAGCATAACCCAAATGAACAGGGTGAAGTATGTGCCATTGACATTGACGCTGGCTTATCTGAAGAACAAGGAATTAGTATCTATTTGGCAGATCAAATTAGACAGGCAGCGAAACGAGATAGACGCATACTTTATGTAATACACATGGGAAAGATTGCAAGCGCTAAATCTTTATGGCGCTGGGTCAAATACCGTGGATTAAACCCGCATAACAAACATGTCCATATTAGTTTTAAATCAAATCAAAGTGGAGAGTTTTTTAACATTCCACTCCTAGGGGGAACAGATGAAACTATCAAACAAGCATAAGGCAGCAATCAAGTCTTATCTTAGAGCCGTAGCCGCTTCAGGTGTGACAGTTGCATTAGCAATTGTTGGAGACATTAAGCCTGAGTATGCAATTCTGTTAGGTGCGATTGTTGCACCTCTAATTAAAGCCATTGACCCTAAAGAGGTTGAATTTGGCGTTAATGCTAAATAATGGATGCAGCAAGTTGGGCTGGCTTAGTCGCCGCCGTCTGCGCCGTTCTTACAAGTTTCTTCATGGGTCTGCGCTATCTTATTAAAGGATGGCTTTGGACTCTTACACCTAATTCAGGAAGCAGTCTTGCAGATCGGTTAGCAAGAATTGAAACACGCCAAGAGGAATTGCTGAGGATTGTCAGCGAACGGAAGTAAACTTAATCATGGCACAAAAGAAAAAGCGCAAAACAACTAGACGCGTAGGCAAGTATCAACATGACAAAGTCATGTCAAGGCTTGATACCTACGCTATTAGTGTGCGTGAATACTATTTGGCGCTTAGGCGTGCTGGATTTCCAGTAGATCAGGCTTTAGGAATTATCAATGATCGGGCTTCATATCCTGATTGGTTAATACCTGAGAATCCTGACATAAGTCCAGTCAACCCTGACCATGACCCCTATGAAGATGAGGATGAAGATTAAGCGAATAGTCTTAATATCTGATTTACAAGTACCTTACCATGACCCCATTGCAACTAGAAACCTTGTACGATTTATTGCTAAATGGAAACCCCACCAAGTCGCAACGGTCGGAGATGAAATTGACCTTCCCCAATTATCAAAATGGGAACGCGGGTTGGCTGGAGAGTTTGCGGGAACACTCGACAGAGATAGGCAGATTACTAAGCAAGTCCTTTATGATTTACAAGTAACAGATATGGTGCGGTCAAATCACACCGACCGACTATGGAACTCAATTAAGACTAGGCTTCCAGCCTTTGCATCACTACCTGAATTAAAGTTTGAAAACTGGCTTGGACTGCCTGAATTAGGTATCAAGTTTTGGCGTGAGCCTATGCCTATTGCACCTAATTGGATTATCCTGCATGGAGATGAAGGGCAGGTGTCTCAAAAAGGTGGTCAAACAGCCCTAGGATTGGCTATAAGGCATGGAAAGAGCGTGGTGTGTGGTCACACCCATAGAGCAGGGTTAGCAGCCTTTACAGCCTCATCAGGGGGCAAAATAGGGCATACACTTTATGGTCTTGAAGTCGGAAATTTAATGTCATTTTCTTCTGCAAAATACCTTAAGGGTGGGTCAGGCAACTGGCAGCAAGGATTTGGAATCTTGTATGTAAAGAATAAAAAGGTATCACCGGTATTTATACCTATTGAGAAAGACGGTAGTTTTATAGTCGAAGGTAAGACCTATGGGTAGGCAAACAGATTATGAGCCTAAGGATATTGACCAGCAAATAGATGAGTTTGACTCTCTAGGACTACTTTAGGGTTCGTTACCAAACCGTTATACAACACGCCGGTATTTTTATTGCCGGTGTCCTTGCCATGTGTCATCCTTCTCTTATCCAAATTAACGGAATTTGGACACTAGGAAAGGAAACAAGTGAAACTAACAGCAAATGACTTTGAGCGTTTGACTGAAACTCAAATGCAATGGAGTACAGAAACAGACTGGAAAGAACAAGCCTACCGGTTTGAAGATACAATTAACTGGAGTCATAAGTTTATCTTTTGGACTGAGAACTATGCCTCATTGCTACTAGCAACTGAATACCTTGCCCAACAAGGTTTTGATTACAGCATCTCTTTTGATGAAGCAGTTATGCAATACTGCTTTACAACAGATTACTCAGGTTCTTGGTACGGTGCAGGGATAAGACAATGACTACATACGAAGCAGCATGGTTATTTTTTGCAGGAGTATGTGCAATTATGTTTTATTACTACTCACTAGAAAATGCCCAAAATACTTATTATTGGCGTGGGCGTAAAGATGGCTGGGATATGCACCGGCGCATGATTGACAACAAACAGAAATCAGATGAGGTGTTTGATTATGAAAAGCAGAACTGACCTACTAGCAGAAATACAGGTGACCTTAAATGAAAGAGGGAGTATTTACGGAAGCAGTCGCACAAATCATGAACGAATCTCAGAATTGTGGACTGGTTACCTTGGAGATTACATATCGCCAATGCAAGTCTCAATGTGTATGCTGCTTGTCAAAGTCTCAAGACTCACCGAGACTCCAAATCATCAAGACAGTATTAAAGACCTCATTGGTTACGCGACAATATACAATGAACTCCTAAACTCTTGGGAAGAAGAATATGGGGTAAGTGATGGCATTTAATATCAATGATTATGAGTTAGTTGAGGTGAGACTTGGAAGGTTTATTGCTGACAATCCTGATTTTATGGTGCATACAGAAGTTATTGAAGCAACTGATACGCGCTTCATTGTCAGGGCTAAGGTTTATAGGACATGCCTTGATTCGCAGCCGGTCGCTACTGGCTTGGCTTATGAAACCATTACTGATCGCGGCGTCAATCAGACTTCTGCATTGGAGAACTGCGAGACTTCTGCAATTGGCAGAGCGCTCGCTAATTGTGGGTATGCCGCTAAAGGAAAGCGACCAAGTCAAAGCGAGATGGCTAAAGTCATTGCAGCAGAAACTTCTACCAAATCCTTTAAAGAAAAGTTAGAGAATAGGCAGAACATGTATGGCAAGTCAGGTAATTCTCAATTGATTGAAACTGCATTAAGACATTCATTTGAGCAGGATAAGAAAGAGCCTGAGCCTGTTGCTTGGGCTATTGGTGATGCTATTGATGCAATTGGTAAATCAACACCGAAAGAGCCACCGGCTTGCGAACACGGTCATATCCTTAAACAGGGGATAAGCAAGGGCAAGGGAAAACCTTACTATGGATATGTCTGCAAAAAAGGTGTAACCGAACACGCTAAGTGGGCTAAGTCAACTGCCAATGGACATTGGTACTTTGAGGAAGCGGTTGAAAATGGGTGACATGGAAATGATTGATGCAAGTGGCATGAGGGCTACATTCACAGATAATGGCGTGGTACTTGATATTGTGCCTTTATCTGAATGCTGCGAAATGTGCAATGACCCTAGACTCATAACTGAGGAAGGCGTTAAAAGGTGCGTCTCATGTGGTTGCATTAACCATATTGACTTAAATCATCATGCCTAGATATGATTTCGAATGCGAGGAATGCAACATAGTTGTAGAACTTGTATTGGCTGTTGATTCACAAGTGCCTAAGTGCGCAAAGTGCGGGGGAACGCTTAAGCGATTGTGGTCAGCGCCAGCAGTACACTTCAAGGGAAACGGTTGGGGTTCAAGACCTTGAGCCAACACCGTAAACACCGTGGCTACCGAACTCAAAAGGTAGTTGCGGACTACTTAAAGACTTGGTATCCGTATGCTGAGTCAACAGGCGCAGGGCGTCAAGGGAGTGATATCCTAGGCACTCCCTTTGACATTGAAGTCAAAGCGGTAACAAAATTCAGTCCTTTAGCGTGGATTAAACAGATAAAAGAGCGTAAATCCGATAAACTCTCATTCATAGTATTGCGCTGCAATGGGCAGGGTGAGAAAGTAGAGGATTATGTAGTGATACTTCCAATGAATCAATTTATGGAATTGCTGCATGACTGAGCCGGTACGCTGCAAAAAGTGTGGGGCATGGATGATGGAAGGTCTGACCTGCTCAATATGCGCAAAGATCAATGCCCTGAGTGTTTAAGATATAACACAAATACAACTACCTATAAACAAGATTACTTTCATGAATGCCAAGATTGTGGGCATGAATGGTCTGAAGGTTATGGTTAAATATATATGTGAGGTAAATCACATCTCATTATATGAGATAGGAGAATAATCTATGCGTAATCGATTTGACAGAGCGAGTATGCTTCAAGCAAGCAAGTCGCCTAAAAGCGACACCGCGAGCCGCATAAGCGGATTGCTCGCGGGGTTGACGCTTGTAGCATTTGG